GGAACGGTGCGTTTGTGCATGTATCTGAGTTTGAACCTAAACAACCACAATTAGAACCAAAGCCAATGAATGGTGACTCTATATCTTTAAGACATGTAAGACCTGGTAGAACAGAACCAGCTGTTGCTGCTATGTTAGGAAACAATCCTTTTTCCACAACAGCTTCATCTGGAACAGTCACCGTTACAGAAATAAATCACGGAAGATCAAATGGAAATACTGTAAGATTTAGAAACGTACAAGGAAGTCCTGGTGGAGTGCCTTTTTCTACCTATGAAAATGCTTCGGG